GGAAACTGATGAAAAGCTATGAGTATCAGGCGGACATTTTACGGCAGGTAGTGAAATCCTATGACTATACAGCCGATGTGCTTCGCAGAATTGCCGAAGAAGCAGAATATCAAGCCGATATGGTAAGACAGATAGCGATAGGGCAGGAATTTAAAGCCGATACACTAAGGCAAATCGTCATACAGCAGGAATTTACCGCCGATGCGATAAGACAGGTAATTCAATCGCAAGGTTATAATGCCGATACTAAACGGCAGGTGCTTAAAACCTACGAACATAATGCTGATACCTTGCGGAAAGTTTTAGCAGGGCAGGAATTTAAAGCTGATGCACTCAGGAAGGTTTTGAGGGAAGATGCTTATTTTGCCGACACCGTAAGACAAATCATAGCTGAACAAGAGTTTATTGCCGATGCTAAACGGCAGGTAGCAAAGGAATTGCAGTTTAATGCTGATACCGCAAGGCGAATTGCAAAAGAATATTCTTATCCTGCTGATGCTGAAAGAAAAATACTGCAGGACTACGATTATGCCGCCGATACGTTCCGCAAAGTCTTGAAAGACTACGATTATACTGCCGATGCCAAAAGGATGATAGTCAAAACAGATGCCCATAACGCAGACCTGCTTAGGCACATAGTGAAGCAATACGAATATGCTGCCGACACCATGCGTTTTGTTGTTGAGTTGGGCGTTTATGTGGGTGATACTTACAGGGTAGTCAGTGCGGATCAAGTTTACAGCGCAGATGCTTTGAGACAAGCTATCAAAGAATATGAGCATATTGCAGATACCCTTCGCAAAATAGCACCCCCGCATATAAGGTTGAAAGTAACCCTGTCTATCCAGGAACGTGACGTTGGCTTAGGCATACAAGAACGAGACGTAAAACTGGAGGTGGAGGAGTGATGCCCTTAATCGGAAATACAATCAGGCTAAAAGGCGAATTCAAGGATTTAGACGGCAACCTCACTGATATTGAGGAGCCAAAGGTGGTGATTTATGACAATAAAAGAAATGTGATCAAAGAAGCAACACCAACCAAGGCTGGAACAGGTATCTATTACTATGACCTGATTGTCCCGGACTATAAAGAAGCCGGAAAGCAGAACGAACCGCTGGTATTCGAGTTTTCGGGTGAGATTGACGGCCAGCCTGTTGTGGGGAGAAGCAGTTTTGAGAGGAGGTGGAGCGAATGATTGAGGGCTACCTGAACCAGAGGGCGGTATGGAAGCGGAAAACCGGTAGCAACGAATACGGTGAGCCGCAAACCAGCAGCAAGACAATCAAGGTCCGCTGGGAAGGGAAGCGTAGATTGGTAAGGGACAACGAGGGCCGTGAGGTTGTTTCTGAAGCTCGAGTTTTTTGCACTGAAGCCGTGAAGCCTGGGGATGAGCTTGAATTTGACGGGCGCAGGTGGCCGGTGATTGCTGTATCTACGGTTCCGGGTCTGGACGGCATGGAGTCCCACAGAGAGGTGGCGGTCTGATGGCAAATAATAAATGGCGCATCAAGGAAGCAGTCAAGATTGCTGAGGAATCTACTCTGAAAGCACTGAGAACCGGAGCAGAGGGAATACTTACAGACGCCATTAATGAAGCACCAGTTGAGACTGGTACACTTCGAAGAAGCGGGACTGTGACTGTTGGAGCTTTACCCGAAAATCCCGGTCAAATCTATCAAGATTCATTACCCTCGAAAAAGGGCGGAATTGGTAAGGAACACAAAAAAGCTTTTCCCGAGCCAGTGGGTAAGGAAAAAGCAGTCTATATTAGTTTCAATACCCCCTATGCCCGACGCCAACATGAGGAATTGGGGTATAACCATCCCCGGGGCGGCAAGGCAAAGTATCTTGAAGATCCGTTCAACCGGAACAAGGACAAGGTGCTGAAATACGCGGCAAATCAGGTCAAAAAGGCCCTTAGGAAGGCAAAGTGAGGTGATGCCGATGTGTTAAAAGAAATAGGCACATACCTTCAGTCTCAGGAGGTAGGAACCCTTGGGACTGATTTGTTTTTAGGGCTTATGCCGGACCAGCCAGACAACTGCATAGCTCTTTTTCAGTACGCCGGTAGTCCTCCAGACTTGCATTGGAACGGCGAATATCCAGGCTTGCAGGTACGGGTACGGAACAAAAGTTATGCGGCTGCAAGGGCAAAGATTGTGGAAGTGGCAAAGAAACTCCATGGGCTACATGAACAAACGCTGTCCGGTACCCGGTATCTGCTTGTCAAAGCACGGGGAAGTCCGGAAGTGCTAAAGCGTGATGCAAACAACAGAGTTGAACTATTCGTGAATTTTGAAATTATAAAGGAGAGTGATTAACATGGCAATAGCAGGGTATGGCGGCGGTGTATACATTGGAGACACGCCGAAGAAGGTTGCAGAAATCGCAAACTGGAGTCTTGACATGAGCGCAGATGATATTGACATCACTAGCTTTGACTCCGAGGGCTGGAGAGAAAGAATACAGGGCATAAAAGAATGGTCCGGATCTTTTGAGGGCAATTTCAAGCCGGATGACACAGACGGGCAAGCATCCCTAATAAATGCGTGGCTTACCGGGCAGAAAGTAAAGCTGGAGTTGCAGGTAAACGCATCTGTGAAGTTTTCTGGAGACGCGTTGATAACTCCCAGTATCGAGACACCGGTTGACGACAAAGCAGGCTTCAGTTGCGACTTCTCTGGAACCGGTCCGCTGACACCGACACTTGGTGGCGGTAGTTAATGGCTATCAGGGGAATTGTG